CCACATTCAGCTTCGCGTCGACGCTGATCGACGATGTGAAGAGCGTCAAGTTCTCCGGCGTCACGCGTCAGATGGTGAAGCGGACCCCGCTCGCGAGCACGCACGCCCGCAAGCTGCCGGGCCGTCCCGACGCGGGCAAGTGCACGGTCGAGCTCTACTACAACGAGACGGCGCACAACACATTCTGGTCGACGCTGAGCGCCGCGTACTCGTCCACGACGGCGCCGGCGTCGGTGGCCTGCGATGTCGTCTTCCCGGACGGGACGACGCTCGCCTTCAACGCGTTCGTCGAGGCCCTGAACGGGCCGGAGGCGGACGGCGAGGACGCGCTCGTTGCGACCCTCGTTCTCGACATCGACGGGGCAATCACGAAGTCCTGACCCATGCTGACCAAGGAACAGATCCTCAACGCGAAGCCGCGGATGTCGTCGGTATTCCTGCCCGTTCTGGGCGGGGAGATCAGCCTTCGCGCGATCTCGCTGAACGACAGGGACGCCCTCGAGGTCTTCATCCAGAAGTCCCGGGGCAACATCCGCGGCATCCGGGCCCGCATGCTTCGCCTGTGCGCGTGCGACGCGGACGGCAAGCCGCTCTTCGCGGAGCAGGATGAGACGGCGCTGAGCGAACTCGATTCCGGAGCGATCGAGCCGGCGATGGACGAGTGCATGAGGCTTTGCGGCCTGAGGTCGCAGGAGATCGGCGGGGAAAAAGCGTGACCCGGCCCGTTCGGAGACTGATGTTCCGACTGGCCGGGCATCTGGGAATGACGGTTCGCGAGCTGTGCGAACGGATGGATGCGGTCGAGTTTCGCGAGTGGTCCGACTACCTCTCGTCTGACGAGGGGTCCGAGGACGGGCTGGAGTCGGTTCTGGCGAACGCGATACAGGCAAGGAAGTGAACGATGGCCGTCGTAGGCAACCTGTTCGTCAACATCGCGGCGAAGACGAGCGAGTTCTCCAGGGGAATCGCCGGTGTCGTCGAGCGCCTCCAGAGGCTTCCGATCGCCGGTCGCCTCTCGGCGATCGCGTTGTCCGGTGCGATGATCTACGAGTTCGGCCGCATCACCAGGCAGGCTCTTTTCCGGTTCGCGGAGACCCGCGAGTCGATCTACTCGATCACCAAGACCTTCCGCGAACTCGAGCTCGCGGCCGCCCGATCCCTTGCTCCGGTCCTGAATGTCCTGACGGGCATCCTCGACACGAAGCTGAAGGGCTGGCTTGACGACTCGTCGGCCGGAATGAGTGCGTTCGGCGCTGTGGCCGGGGTCGTCGGCGGTGCCGTTCAGGCGACATTCAACGGCGTCGAGAGCGCGATCAGGTCTGCGGGCCTCGTCATCACGGGATTCGCGACGGCGCTCGCGTCGATCGTCGAGACGGTCATGTACCTCGCCTCCTTCGGATCGACCGACTTCGAGTGGACGAGGACCCTGAAGGGCGCCACCGCGTCCATGTGGAGCGACGCGAAGAACTCGATCTATGACATGGGCCAGCAGCCGAGCGCCTTCCGGGCCGGCGTGACGGGAACCGTCAACGGACGGCGACTGACCGAGACGGGCACGATGGGCAGCGAGGAGCTGCTGATGATGGCCCGCAGGCAGGTCGAGCTTCTCCGCGAGATCAACCAGAAGGTCGGGGGGGTGCGCTGATGCCCGACTTCTCGATCATCGAGACCACCGACACGCGGGCCGTCGAGATCGTCACGCCGGGCCAGCCGAGCCGGTTCGTGCGGACATTCACCGCACTCATCGACACCGCCAACACCGGCGGTGCGGCGCTCGACAACTCGCAGGAACTCATCAACGAGCTTTGGTCGCAGTACTCGGTCGCGATCCGGGAGCGGCTGACCTCGACGAGTTCGTTCATCTGCCGTCGGATCGCGTTCGAGCCGATTCCGGACAGTTCGAACTTCGACATCCGGGCGGAGTACGAGACCTTCGCGAACCGCTGCGACGCGACGACCGAGGGATTCGTCGCCCGTCCGCCGTTCGTGCGTCGGCAATGCCAGTCCGCCGACCGGATGTTCGACCTCTATCGCGAGGGGGTCACGATTCCGACGAACGGCGATCCGGTGAGCACGGCGGACATCGGCGGAACGGCGGTCGACCAGCAGGGACGCCCGATCGCGGTTCCGATCAACACCGTCGAGCTTCAGATCGACACGCTCTACGACACCACCGACTGCTTCGATTCGGAGGTCGCGTACCTGTCGTACCTGAACCATCGGAACAGTGTCGCCGCATTCGGATTCCCGGTCGGTCAGCTTCTCTTTCGGTCCGCCGTGATCAGCGAGGTCGGGCCGGAGTGGTATCAGATCACCTACCGGATCCTCGCCGACGAGAAGTACCACCTCAAGCAGATCCCGAAGCTCGACATCAACGGCAATGTGCAGCTCACGGGCACGAGCGGCATCGGAACCGCGGCGTCGGTCTACTGGTTCCAGCCATACAAGGACAAGGTCGATTTCGAGCTCCTGTTCACCGCCGAGGAATGGGACTACCTGACGAGGACCTGCCCGCCATGACGCGCACCCGCTTCACGCGAGGGGACGGTGCGCTGACGGCCGTGGAGATGAACCGGCAGCGCGATCTCACGCGCGTCGTCGAGCGCTACGGGCCCGCGCTTCCGCAGGCCGCGAAGGCGACCGAGACGCCGGGGAAGGCGCTCCCGTACTTCTGGGCGAAGATCACCGGCTACTCGGCGTGGGGCTCGTTCCTGTACCGCTGGAAGTACTCGTTCGAGGAGATGCGATGGGAGGTCTCGTCGAGCACCTTCGTCACGATCACGGGCGGGATCGTCGGAACGAGCAACGCCTACAACGCGAACGAGGCGTTCAACACGAACGCGGCGACGGTGCTCGCGCCGGGCTACCTCGTCGCCAACATCCCCGCGGGCTTCTCCTACCAGCCGATTCAGGGGAATCCCGTCGTCCTCATGATGCCGCATGTCACGCAGAGCGGCGAGCAGATCTTCATGTTCTGCGCACAGAACACCATCGACGGAGCCTGCTGACATGGCCGACACGCTCAACATCACGATCGACCAGAACGCGACCTTCGTGCAGGCCCTCCAGTGGCTCGACTCCAACGACTCGCCGGTGAACCTGACGGGCTATGCGGCCCGGCTGGTCGTCAAGAGCGCCTACGAGGCCGCGATCGGTCAGGCGATCCTCGACATCTCGAGCGGATCCGGCGGCTCTGGCGACACCACTGGCATCGCGCTTGACTCGAGCGGCAACATCACCGTCGTCGTCGCGAAGGCGACCACGGCGACGCTGGTGCCCGGGAAGTATGTATACGACCTGCTCCTCACCGCCGGCGGAGGCCGCGCGACTCGCCTGGTGCAGGGCGATTGCCTCGTGACCGCGGGGGTGACGCCGTGAGCGTGACCGTGATCAGGGAGATCGCGAGAGTCCTCGTCTCGTCCGACCGTCCGTCGGCGAAGGTCTCCGCGCCTGGTCCACAGGGTCCAGCCGGAGCGGCTGGAGCGACCGGACCTGCTGGTCCGCAGGGCGCTACCGGTCCGCAAGGGGCGACTGGTCCAGCAGGCGCGACCGGAGCGACGGGTGCCACCGGAGCAACCGGCCCGCAGGGTCCTGCCGGTCCAACCGGCCCAGAGGGCCCGCAGGGGGCCGCTGGCGCGACCGGAGCGACGGGGGCCACTGGAGCCACCGGACCGCAGGGCGCGACCGGACCGGAAGGCCCGCAGGGCCCTGCCGGAGCGACGGGCGCGACCGGGGCGACCGGACCGCAGGGACCGGCCGGTACGAGCGCAACCCGCATCGCTGGCCAGTACCACGACTTTTCGACGGCGGGTGTCATCGAGTGGGGCGGGCTGGTTCATTTTTACAATGTCTCGGCCTCGAGCTCGCTCGAGGTCTCGCCGCTGCTCGCACGCTCCGGCAACGGCGGCTCGATCGCGATCGGCACCGCCGCCATCGTGCAGGCGTCCGAGGCGCAGGCGTTCGGCGTCCTCACGCTCGGCACCGGCACGACCAACAACAACACCGGCTATGCGAGCTACGGAACCTCGACCGACATCCTCGTCGGCGTGCCGACCCCGGGCGTCAGCGCTGTCTGCGTCTACGAGAGCGAGTATGCATTCCGCACCGGAGCGGCGATCCCTGCGGCCGGAACGCAGGGTTACATCCGAGTCGGGTTCAACGGGTCTTTCACGGGCCTCGCCTCGAACGGCATGTACCTCGAGTACCTCGTGAACGGCACGACCAACGACACCACATGGTGGTGGGTCAACCGGAACAACGGCGTCGAGACCCGTACGCAGTGCGTCGGCACTTCGCTCGCGATCAACACCTACTACTGGATCAAGCTCCGCGTCACGCGAGCCACGAGCGGCGACATGACCTTCGAATGGTGGGTGAACGGAGCGTCCGGCAGCTTCACCGTCACCAACGCCAATGTCGGCACCGCAAATGTCCCCGTCGGGACCAACCGTTCCTTCGGGTTCGGAGCCATCGAAAGCAAGGCCGGAACGGCTCACGCGACGACGCAGGTCCTGGAGCACGACTTCGTCGCGTGGCGCATCCGCCGACCGTTCGCACCCACCTACTCGCCGACGCTCTTTGTGGCGTAGCACAGAAAGAAGGAGACCCCCATGCCAAGAAACATCACTCTCGCGGCCGCAGGCAACATCACGGCGGCAGGACTCGTCGGAACGGCTGCGGTCGTCGATGCGGTTCCGCCTCAGGGCGGAGGCCCGTCTGACCTCAACCGCGGAATCCTCTATTTCCAGTGCACGAAGACCGCAGGAGGCGTGATCGACGCCACCGACACCGCGAAGCTTCAGGTCTCGCAGGACGGCGGGACGACCTGGTGCGACCTGTACCAGAGCTACGACGACTCGTCTCCGATCAACCTTTTCGCCGGCGCGATCGGACAGTCGTCGGTCTCGCGGGCCTTTCCGATCGTCGCGTTCGACCGGATGAGGATCAACATCATCGGCGACGGGACGACCGACACCTACACGCTCGACAAGGCGATCACGATCCAGCTCGTCTAAGGGGAACCAATGCCGATCACGAACCACCGCATCGTCACCGGAGTCGCCGGAGGCGAGAACTCGATCACCAATGTCGGCACGGGTGCCGATGTCACCTGGTCGGGCGCAGTCACGACCTACCCGACTTTTGCCTCGACCGGAAACTACTACGCATCCGGGGACGGTGCTGGCATCATCAACCTTGCGGCCAGCAATGCGGCACGCGGAACCTTCAACGCATGGGGCACGCAGGGCGACGACGCGAAGCCAGCGGGGGCTACCGGGACGGGCTACATCGAGTTCCCGGCTGGGGTCTCGGGACAGTTCGTCGAGTTCCTGAACAACTCCCTGTTTGCGTCACTCACCACGGCCCAACTTCAGGACGGCTTTGAGGTCTCATTCTTCCTCTCGCTTGTCACGAGCGGGGCCTATGTCCGGGACACCAACCCGGCCAACAACGCGGCCCAGGTCATCGCTCAGACGATCGACACGGGCGGCGGCGCAGAGACGAACAGCCAGTTCCGTGTCCTAACCCGCAACCGAGGCGGGTTCGCGCCGGGCTGGGGCATGGACATCTCGTCCCTCGCGACTCCCACCGAGACGATTGCCTCGGTTGTTGGCGGAGGCGCAGTGGAAAACCCGAACATGATGCTCTCAATGGGCTCATGGGCGAAAGTCCGAATCAACTGGGAGCGGGCCACGACCAGCACCGCGACCGACGGGCGAGCGTCGCTCTATATCAACGATGTCCTCGTCGCACGCTACACCTCAGCCGATGTCTTCGTCACGACGCAGGCGTGGCTGGCCCGCCTCGTCGGCATCGGCTCCGGATTCAACGCCATCACCGGCGTCAAGATCCGCTACGCCCCGCCGATCATGGTCCGCACCGTCCCGCAGGCGGATCTTGACCTCGCCCCCAACTGGACGAAGAACACATCCGACAACCGCGATCTCCGTCGCTGGTACTCGGCTCTCTTCTCAAACAACGGCACCCGTCAAGGGGGGGCGTGGAACATCTCCGGCACGGCGACGCTGCCCGCGACGGGCACGGCCTATTCGACCAGCGGCAACAACCCCGGCCGAAGCCGGTTCGTCATCGCGGGAACGGCGGGGCAGACCTTCAACATTCAGACCGCAACCGAGGTCTGGACCGGAGGGTCCGCCGATTCGCCGAAGGGCGAGAACGGGTATGTCTGGATTCGATTCTCCGACATCTACCACGGCAACAACTGCAACATCAGCATCGACATCACCGGAAACCCCGGCCCGACGCTGCACACGATCCAGATCAACTCATCGACAAACTCCCTGATCGTCGACGGAGTGACGAAGCAGACCGGGCTCTCCACTTCGACCCGGTTCGAAATCATCGTCGGCATCAAGCAGGGGGCCCTGACGCAGATCCTGCTGAACGATGTCACCACCGTCAGCAAGTCCGCGACCAAGCTCCGACGGTACACCACCGCCGGAACATGGGACGGGACTGCCATCAGCGGGTTCGTCATCGTGGGCACATTCAGCGGTTCCACCTCTGCTGAAATCGGCGGAGTCGGCGTCTATGCCCGATGCCGGGCGATCGAGTGCGACTCGTTCGTGACGGCGGCCCTCGGAGGCTACAGCATCACCGCTGTCAGCACCGGATCTAAGACATTCACGATGTCTGGCGACCAGCGTGCGGCGTTCGCCGTAGGCATGAAGTTCGCCGTGACCGGATCTACGGGCAACAATGGGACATACACCATCACGGCCATCACATACAACCCCCCGGCCACGAACACCACGGTACTTACCGTCTCTGAGACGATTCCGTCTGCCACAGCCGACGGGACGATCGGGGCAAGTCCCGCCCTCCAAACTCCCTCTCAGCGAATGGGCCAGTACTTCAACCAGGCGACCGATGCGACGGTCCCAGGCGGATACGACTGCATCGCCACCGAGGGCGGCATGCGTGGCATCGACATCTGCCTCAATCTGTCGCTGTCTGGCTCCAGGCTCAGCGAGAGCGAGACGCACATCTGGCCGCAGCTTTCCGGATGCCCGGACATCCACGGCGTCCTCATCTGCGGCGTCGTCAATGATGTCACCGCGGCGACCGCATCGCACGCCGCAGCGCTTGCCGCGGCCGCGACGATCGCCGAGCGACAGTGCAAGTTCGCCGACCTCTGCGTCAACAGCGGCGGGACATGCTGGTTCATCGACGCTCCGTCGATCGTCAACGGAACCGGGGCCTATACCGAGTTCGCGACCCGCGTGCCCGGGCTCGTCGCGGACATCATGCCGCAGAAGCTCCGCGATCGGCGGTACGCGCCCGGGAAGGTCGACCACAGCCGCATCCGCGGGCTCATGCAGGCCGACTACGACTACATCGACGCCGACGGCATTCACCCGTCCGGATCCACCGCCTTCGGCGATCGAGAGATGGTCCGTCTCGCTCATGCATCCATCTCGATCGCCGGAAGCATGCCGGGCAACAACGCCGACGGCAGCGTCGGCCGCGAGTCGCGCGGCGGGTCGTCCGGCCCGATCGGGTCCGTCGTCGGGAGCGCCATGCTATGAGTTCGCCCGCGTTCAGCATCACCGTCGCTTCCCGGTTCGACACCGCCGCCGGGCCCGTCTCCACGCAGGCCGACACCATCTCGGCCGTCGGGCTCGGGCTCTTTCGTCGGATGTCGACGAGCGGCCCCGCCGGGTTGATGTCGTTCTGGGTCCGATTCGAGATCGACGCGAACGGCGATTCGGTCCGATCCTGGCGGTTCACGGCACAGAACGAGACCGCGCATCCGGTCGAGATCGACATCGATCTCGCGCTTGCGTCGTCTCTCGATTGGCACAGGGGCCCGGTTCGCGTCGTGCAGCCGGTCGATGAGTCTGCGATCGTTCTTGCGCGCAAGACCTACCGCGTCGGAGCGGAAAGGCTTGGCAACGCCATTCAGGCGGGCGCAGGCGCGATGCGCGACATCGTGCGGATCGCCCTGCCCGGATTCGCGTCCGGGCAGGCGGTCTGCCGAACCGAACCGAGATTGCCCGCCGATCTTGACGCCGACGGGCGCGTCGACGCCGTGGACCATGCGATACTGCTCGGCGCGTGGTCGCAACATCCGCACATCGCGGACATCAACCTCGACGGGCTCGTCGACGCGTCTGACATTGCGATCCTTCTCTCACAATGGAGCACCCAGTGACGACAGCAGCGATTCTCGCATCGTGCGTTCTTGCGATCTCTCAGCCGGAACCGCTTCCGCTTGTCTCCGTCGACCTTCACTCCGACCGAATCGAGTTTCTCTCGGCCGACGGCGTCGAGATCGAGCGCGAGGTGTTCTGGTTCGCGTGGTCGCCCGTGGATTCGGCCGATCCGGTGACGATCGACGACTGCGTCGCGTCCGCCCAGATCGCCTGTGGGCCCGCCGGGATCAAGCGGCTCTACTACCGCGTCAACCCCACCACCGGCGAGGTCGTCTGCGACTTCGAGTGCAACTCGACCGGTACGAAGGGGTGACGCATGTCCACGATCAACCCGGTCCAAATGCCCACGGACATCCGGAAAAGCGGAGGGTGGGTCCGAGCGTTCGCAACCGAAGCCGAGGTCAGCATGGCAGCGAAGAGTGACGAATCCGGGGGCATCGTCCAGACCAAGCAAGGGGTCCTGATCCCGCATCAGTACCTCCTGTGGGCCATCCTGATCGTTCTCGGCACCGGCGGCGGATCGACCGTGCTCAACGCCCTGAACGGGCGAGGCGAGACGCACGCGATCACCCAGCAGGGCGAAGTGATCGCGGGCCTTCTTCAGCGTCTCGACCAGAAGATCGGAATGCTCGCGGAGCATATGGACGAGCTTGATGCCCGCATGACCAGGCTCGAGCGCGCCGACCGGGCGAACAAGTCCAAGGAGACTTCACCATGAGAACCATCACCGCGGGCCTGTGCCTGCTTGCCTGCATCGTCGGGTTTTTGGCTGGCTGCGGATCGACTCCGACGGCTCGGTGGGCGTCGGCGGCGGAATCGCTCAACATCGCCAGAGACACAACCCTTGAACTCCACGCCGCGGGCGTCGTCAGCGACGCGACGCTCATCAAGGCCGACAAGGTCGAGAAGGTCGCGCGGGGCGCGCTGAAGGTCGCCGAGGCCCAACTGCCCGAGGGCGGCGAGGGCTTCGAGCACTGGCTGTCCGTCGCCAAGGGCGGCATCATCGAGCTTGCGGCTGCCTACGCCGAGGAGGTGCAGAAGTGAATCCGAGCATCATCATCGCGGGGATCAACGCCATGCTGCACATCCTCGACACGCTCGCCGCAAAGGGCGAGGTGTCCGATGAGAAGGTGGCCGAGATCAAGGCCCGCGTTGCGGTGAGCGAATCGAAGTGGGACGCCGCCGTGGATGCGGCGAAGGCGCGACAGGGATGAGCGGGGCGCGGTGCTGCTGTGCCGGAGCGTGCTGCCAGTGCTGGAAGGGCCCGCAGGGCGATGCCGGCGGCTGCTGCTATCGGCTGGGGGATGTCCTGCGGCTGACCTTCCCGCGTCCCGCGTTTGACACGGTCGCGATGTTCTCGAACGCGATGTCCTGCTCCGGCGCTCCGTTCACCGCATCGTGCGACGGGGCTTCGTGCCCGCCGGAGATCACCTATCCGAAGCGGTGCTGCTACACGATCGAGTGCAGCGACCAGCCCGACCTGTGGGTCGAGTACGAGTGCACCGCGACGCCGTGCGACGGGCTCGTCGTTTACCGCACGAACCCCGACGACGGGTTCTGCTACTGTCATCCCTACTACCAGTTCACCCTAAACGGCAACAGCAACTTCCCGCCCGGCACCCCGACCGCGTGCAACTACCCGCTGGAGATCCGATGGGTCTGCGCGGGCTGCCGGGTCATCGAGGATGTGTGCGCGACGCCGAGCGACTGGCGGCCGGACAGCGTCGAGCCGTGCCGGTTCGTCGATGCGCTCGGCAGTCCGTTCTACCTGCCCGCGGCGACGGCGCCCGGTTGGGAATGGACATGCGCGGGCACCTGCCCGGGCGATGTCGACAACGGACCCTGCATCAACTGCATCGGCTCGACGGCGTGCACCTGCACGAACCAGGCGGGGCTCGGATGGCAGAATCCGTGCGAGTGCTCGTCGGAACCGTGCGAGGGCGAAGACCCGGGCGTCTGCATTTTCCCGTGCACCGTCGAGTACGACGCCAACGGCTACCCGACGACCAACGCCAACTGCGTGGTGCTCAGTCCGTTCATTCCGGGCTGCGTTCCGACGAGTACCTTTTACCTGACCGACTGCGACGGGCTGGTCAAATGTTGCTACCGCTATCGCGTGGTGAACCAGTCCACCGACTGCTGCGTCGAGGACTATGTGTGCGAGTTCGACGGGATCAGCGTGATTACGCTCGAGCGGAAGCAGGACTTCAACTGCGTGTGGGACGATGCGCCGGCGTACGGATGTCGTGCCCGCGTTGCGAGCGACCCGGCCGACCCCGGACCGGACCTCCCAGACTGCCCCCTTACGCCAGCGGCGGGCGATGCCCCGCGCGGAGAGTGCGTGCCATGACCTGCGGGATCTACCAACGGACAAACAGCGACGGCCAGACGGTTCGGATGGTCTGGCGCGACGAGAAGCCCCTGCCGCGATGGGAGCGGGTTTCGGACGCGGAGTGCCACACGCAAGTGGACATCCGCACGGGCGAGCTCGTCGACATGCGTCGCGAGTCGCAGGAGGTCGCGAAAAAGGCGAGCGCCATTGATTGGGCTCGTGCCGAGGCGTCACTGATGCGTCAGGGCCCGGTGTCGCTGCCCGTGCTGCACGAGCGTGTCCGCCAGTGTCACGACTGCCCGAAGCGGATGCCTGATCCGTCCGGCCAATCGCTCGGCTGGTGCAACTCGTGCGGTTGCGGCACTCGGCAGCGGGCGACGCTCGATGTGAAGCTGACGATGCCAGCGGTCGCGTGCCCGCTGGGCAAGTGGGGCGAATCGACCGGATCGTGGGGCTCATGGCGTCGTGCGATTGCAGGAATCAGCGTTCAGGCCCGGGGGGTCATTTCCGCAATGCTCGCCGAGGCTGCCCGGCTGGCCCAGCCAAAGCTCAATCGCCTTACCTCGCCCGGTAAGTAGCAACTCGTGTTGCAAATATGTCCGATGTTGTCCGAAGTGATTTTGTACGCTTGACCGCGCACAATTCCCCCGCACCCTGTGGGTGGAGGACAACTGGTGGAACACACAAGATTCAGCGCACAGGCAATCGGAACCGGGCGGACCGGCATCGCGACCGTCATCGATAGCCCCAAGGGCGGAATCATCCGCGTCGGCGGGCAGGATGTCGGAATCCTCACGCTCGATGAACTCAACAGGATCCGGTTTGCGGAGTCCAACGGACTGAGGGTCGAGCTTCACATCGACCTCTGCGAGGCCGACCGCGTCTACGGACGCATCATCGTCGGCGACCCGCCGTCCGATTCCGTCATCTTCCGGAACTGGAAGGTCGTCGTCGCCATCGTCGCCGCTGCGGTCGCCCTATGGGGCATCGCCATGATGGCCGTCAAGATCGGGTTCTGAACCGAGAGTCACACCGGAGGCGGTTCCGTGATCGCGCACGCAGGTCAGGGCGATGTCCGCGCGCTCGTCGAGGAGTGGGTCGAGGACATCGGCCAACGGCTCGGGCACTGTCCCATCCATGTCAGGACATGCAGACGCGTCGCCATGTCGTTCGTCGCATGGGCCAGCATTCACGAGGCGGACCAGATCGAGCCCATCACCGTCATGCGATGGCTGCGGGCACGCGGGCAAATCGTCAGCAGAAAGACCGTCCTGAACGAAATGAGCGTCATCCGGACATTCGCCGACTGGCTCGTCTCCTGCGGCATCCTGTCGCACAACCGCGTCGCCGGAATCAGGCTCCCGCGGGCTCCGAAGTCGCGAGGGTGCCTGCCGTTCACCGTCGACGAGGCGACGCGCATCGTCGCCGCGGCAGAGGACGCTGAACGCCGGCCCGGCGCCCACCGAGCCCACGGCCCGCTGCGGTCGACCTTCTACCGGTTCGTTCTTCTGACCGGACTTCGGTTCTCCGAGGCGTCGGCCCAACTCTGGGAGGACATCGATCTCGAATCGCTGACGCTGCGCGTGACCCACGACAAGGCCCGACGCAACGATGTCATCCCCATCACCAGGCAGGTCGCCGATTCCCTTGTCCGGTGGCGAGCTTGGTCGACGGGCCCGCTCGTGTTCCCGCGCGTCCCCTGCAACAAGAGCCTTGAGCGAGACATGCGCGCCGCGGGCGTCGAGATCAAGGCGGGCAACTGGCACCGCTTCCGCAAGTGCCTCATCACCACCCTGCGCAGGAACGGGGCGGACCTCAACCAGATCTGCCGCGTCGCCCGGCATGTCGACCCGAGGACCACCATGCAGAGCTACGACCTGCACGAGGTCGACGAGCTTCGCCCCATCGTCCAGCTTTTCCCCAATTTGCCCACATCCCCGAAAAACTCTTGACGCCGGTTGCGATTTCGCCGATAAGACGCCCGGCGATGTTCACGGCACCTCCCGCAAATCACTCGAAGCGTTCGACGCGACGCACGGCATCCATCCGAACATCGCCGTTTCCGGATGTCTGCGTCGCGTCGATGGCTTCCGGCACGCGGCCGGATCAACGCACCTGAAGGGATTCGACCCTTCCGGGCACTGATCCGACCGTGATGCGGAAAGGCGCATCATGGGCATCATTTGCGCGATCGTTCTCGTCGCCGTGTCGGCGGCCTGCTGCATCGCACCGTTCGCCATGGAGGCGGACTGCTCGATCGGGGGTGGCGATTGACCACCCCACCACGCGACGGCATTCATCTCGACATCCCAGAGCAGACCTATCACTGCTGGGACCTGTGCTCGGCCTCGCGGCTGCGCATCCTCGAATCCTCGACTCCCCTGCATGTGCGGCACGCCTGTGACTTCCCGGAGTCGTGGGACACTCCGGCGAAGCAACTCGGGCGTGCCGCACATTGCCTCATCCTCGAGCCGCATCGCTGGGCTGCCCGATACGCACAGGCCCCCGAGTGCGATCGGCGGACGAAGGAAGGCAAGCAGCTCTGGGCCGACTTCTGCCAGCTCAACGAGGGCCGCGAGGTCCTCAAGGCCGAGACGGGCCAGCGGGCACAGGAGATCGCCGAGTCCGTCCTGTCCCATGACGAGGCCCGTTCGGCCCTGCTGAAGGCCGAGATGCGGGAGGTGTCCGTCGTGACCTCCCTCTTCGGGTCGCGATTCAAGGCCCGAATCGACGCCTACGGCGAGGGCATCGTCGTCGACCTCAAGACGACATCCGGGTCCGCCGGCGAGGAAGCGTTTGAGAAGTCCATCTGGAACTACGGCTACGGCCTTCAGGCCGCGGCCTACTGCCGAGCGCTCGACTCGGTGCACCTGCCGGTCAAGCACTATGTCTTCATCGTCGTCGAGAGCGAGCCTCCGCATGCGGTCGCCGTCTATCGGCTGAAGGACGAGCTGATCAGCCTGTTCGACGAGAAGCTGCCGCGTCTCTGCGGCACCTACGCCGAGTGCGTTCGAACCCGGCGATGGCCGGGCTTCACCGGCGGCATCCGCGAGATCGGCATTCCGGTCTGGGCACAGCGGCAGCTCGAGCGGGAGGTGATGGCATGACGCCCCTCCCAGAAATCGCCACTGAACATCCGACGCCTCAAAGCGCAACTGATATTCGCAAGCGTCGCGGCGTCTTCACATTCGCGAGCGATCTTCTCGACACATCGCTTGGCGTGAATGACCTTCTTGCCGTGTTCGCGATGGTGATCCCGGTTCGCGTCGAGCATCGATGGGTCTCGAACGACATGGAGGTCTATTTCGTCTCCCACTGCGTTCCGACCGTTTCGGACGGGCACATGACGCCTCGGTATGAGGTGCGGATAACCAAAGACTCCGCGAACCGCGTGGAGTCGGTCAGCTTCATCCCAACGACAAGCCTCATCGGGGCAACCTTGGAGGTTTCAAGATGACGGAAATAATGAAGATCCCCACCGGCGTCAGCACCCTCGCACGGTCCGTCAATGTCGATCCGCGCGAACTCATCGACGCGCTGAAGACCCAGATCATGCCCAACGCGAAGGACGCCGAACTCATGGCGTTCTGCATGGTCGCCAACAAGTACGGACTTGACCCGTTCATGAAGCAGGTCTACGCGGTCCGCAAGAACGGGGCCGGGGCCTATGAGGCATGGATCGCGATCGACGGCTGGTACGCCATCGTCGAGCGACACCCGCAGAACGACGGCGTCGAGTTCGAGGAGCATCGCGAGAACGGTTCCGTCATCGCGATCACCTGCCGCATGTTCCGCAAGGACCGGACGCGCCCGTTCGTCGTCACCGAGTACATGGACGAGTGCCGACGCGACTCCGGGCCGTGGAACTCGCATCCGATCCGCATGCTCCGGCACAAGGCGTTCATCCAGTGCGCCAGGTCGGCCTACGCGATCGCCGAGTCCGGAGATGCGGAGTCCGCTCCGGCGGAACCGCCTCCGGCATCCGGAGTCGCCCCGATCAACGCGCTTGAGGACCTGCGCAGCCAACTCGCGACCCCGCAGAGGGTCGAGCCGGAAGCAAAGCCGGAACCCGCTCCCGTCGCCGCAAGCCAGGCCGATGCCGTGATCGACGCCGAGATCGGCGAGTACGACTCGCTCATGGCCGAGCTTCTCGAACTCAACATCGAGGCGGGCAGCACCGCCACGACCATCGAATCCCTCACCACCAACATCAACGCCGCGGCCAAGAGGGCGAAGCGGGATCCCGTCGACCTGCTCCGCGAGCGAGTCGCCAAGGGCCGCGCGGCACTCGGAAAGGAAACCACGCCGTGAAAGTCAGACGCGATCCCAATCCCGTTCTCCCCCCAGGTCGTCACACCGCAGTCATCCACCGCGCCGACGAGAAGACCTCGAAGAGCGGCAACCCCATGATGAAGCTGTCGCTCAAGGTCAGCATGGACGGGCAGGACTACTGGATCAACGAGTATGTCCTGTCCAACCGCCACAAGACCATCGACGCGATCCTCGAGGCCATCGGATACCCGCCTGGCGCCGACGAGTTCGACGCCGAGAAGCTCGAGGGCACCGAGGTCACCGTGGTGACCAAGATCGAGGAGGCCGAGGGCTACGAGCCTCAGGCCCGCGTCGAGCGGTGGGTCCCCAAGCGCGACGCGGTCGCCAAGGCCGCGACTGCTCCGGCCAAGGTCGCTGGCGCAGCGGCCAAGAAGCCCGCCGGTCAGCGCATGCCGGCCGACGACGACATCCCGTTCTGACGAACGGTCCGAATCTCCTCTCCTCGGCCGGTGCGGACCTCACGCGCCGCATCGGCCTTTCCTCCCCCAAGACCCCGCCGTCGGCCGCTCCCGAGTCCTCCAGGCCGGCGGCGGGGTCCACCTTTCGCCATGAGCAGCCAGCGGGACCAGACCCTCGACCAGTGCGTGCGGCTCCTTGGAGCGCTGCACGATCCCGACGACGCAATCGCGTTCTCGGTGATCGACGCGGGCTCGAGCGAGTTCGGCAGGCTCGAGGAACTGGCCGACATCGTCGATCGGCTGTGGCCGCACAACGGCCGGGCGAATGTCTACTTCATGCCCAACCCGAGCGACGGGGTCGGACTCAAGACCGGCAATGTCAGGCTCGCGCGATGCCTCTTCGTCGACTTCGACCGCTCGCTGAACGGCGATCGCGGAGTCACCTTCGACGAGGCCCAGCTTCGCATCCGTGACGCGAACCTGCCGGAACCGACCGCGTGGGTCTCCTCCGGAAAGGGCATTCATGCCTATTGGAGGCTCTCGCAGCCGCTTCCCGATCTCGCCGAATGGCGAGGCAGGCAACGCGGGCTGATCCGCAAGCTCGACTCGGACGCGTGCATCCACAACCCGAACCGGCTGATGCGGCTGCCCGGGTTCCGCAACATGAACCACGCCGAGCGGCCCCTCTGCTCGCTCATCGAGGCGGTTCCCGAGCGGGTCTACGACATGATCGAGTTCCCCGATCGCGTCGCGGAACCGAAGGTCACGGCCGGGCCCATGGCCGAAGGGTCGCTGTCGCGGTTCTCCAGGCGGTTCCTCGACGACGGGTGGCTCGCCCATCACGGCAGGCGGCACACGATGTTCACCGTTGCCTGCGACATGCACGCGCGGGGATGGGACATCGACGCCGCGACGGGCCTGATCATGGAGCGGATGCGACGGCTCGGCCTGAGCGAGTCGGAACTGGCCGACTGCCCGAGACAGGTCCGCAACGCCTTCGCCCAGCCGCGGTCGCCGATCGCGGATCAGGTGCCGGAGGACGAGGCGGAGATACCAGCCGACCACGCGAGCGGATCGGAGGATTCCGGTTCGAGCGTCGCGGACCTGATCGACACATTCCCGGCGCTCCGGCCCGAGGTCGTGCGGGGGCTCCTGCGGGAAGGCGAGACGATGAACATCATCGCTCCGCCGAAGACGGGGAAAAGCTGGCTGGTCATCGATCTCGCCCTGTCGATCGCTTCGGGCGTCCCGTGGCTCGAGACCTACGAGACCGTTCAGGGGGAGGTGCTCGTCCTCGACAACGAGCTCCACCGCGAGACGACGGCCTTCCGCTATCGCGAGGTGATGCGGTGCGCCGACGAGATCGTCAGGACCGGCAATGTCAGCCACCGACGACGCGGGTACGGGTCCGACTGTCTGTCTCGGATCACCGTGCGGAATCTCCGCGGCGAGCTTCGCGACCTGTCGAGCCTCGGGCACTGGATCAGGAGCCTGCCGCAGGGTCGCTACAAGCTGATCGTCCTCGACGCCTTCTACCGGTTCATGCCGCGGGAGTGGGACGAGAACGACAACGGCACGATGGCCGCGGTCTACAACCTGCTCGACGGGTACGCGCGGCATCTCGGCGCGGCGATCTGCTGCATCCACCACGCTTCGAAGGGCAACCAGGCGGGCAAGGCGGTCACGGATGTCGGAGCCGGCGCCGGCTCGCAGAGCCGAGCCGCGGACACGCATCTCGTCCTGCGGGCCCACGAGGAGGACAAGGCGGTCGTCCTGGACGCGGCGACCCGCAGTTTCCGTCCGATCGAGCCCCGTTGCTTCCGCTGGCAGTTCCCATTTTGGGAATCAGCTTCCGACCTTGACCCGCGTGGGCTGAAGACGGATCGCCCGAAGCGCAAGGGGAAGTCGGACGACGGACCGTCGGAGATCGCGGAGCCTTGGACGGTCGATCGGGTTCTGGGCCTGATCCCCGGTGGGCGAGAGCTTCGCCGTGCGGACATCTTTCAGCTCGCGAAGGTCGCGGGCATCGAGTCGAAGCGCCTGTTCGATTCGCTGTGGCCGGGCATTTCAGACAGGCTCGCAAGCCGCTCCGCAGGCTCGGCGACCGTCTACATCAAGGGGACATTGTGAAATGTTTCACAAGTCTGAATCACGCATGACACACGCGCGCAACAACACATCCGAAACGGTCGTTTCAGATCGTAAGTCCCCTCAGAATCAGGATTTAGGCTGTTTCTCCGGCCTTCCGTTTCGCGTGCCGGAGTGGTTTACTCGGTACGCGTTCGCCGCTTCGCCAGAGGCGGCGTCGAGCGTACCGAGTAACCCGGCAGGTTGCAAGGGGGGGATGGTTGAAAACACCGGAAAATCATGCGATTTCTTGCGACTGGCTCTGTGGACGATGAGTCTGCCGGATCAGACCCGGTTCGCCGTCGTTGCTGGGGTCTGGTGGGAAAGCACCGGATCGGAGATCAGTCCCGAGCATGTCGATCGGTGGCGACGGATCTCGCGGCCAGTCCGCGAGGGAATCGTGCAGACCTTCACCGACCGGAACCGCGCGTGGTTCTCCGCGCTGTGTGACGCGGTCGCGAGAAGGAGCCGGTCATGACCACCGTCGTACCCGTCGTCTATGTCGCCGGTCCGTACCGGGGGGCATGCGAGTCCGAGGTCTTCTCCAACATCGTCGCGGCCCGGGCGGTCGCCGCCGAGGTCTGGAGGCTCAAGGCCGTCGCCATCTGCCCGCACTGCAACACCGCGTTCATGGGCGGAGTCGTCCCGGACAAGAGGTTCCTTGAGGGTGACCTCGAGCTCCTCCGGCGGTCCGACGCCGTCATAACCGTCGAGGGCTGGGAGCGGAGCGTCGGCGCCCGCAACGAGATCGCCGAGGCCAAGGAGATCGACCTCCCGGTCTTCCACCAGATCGAGCACCTCGCCAACTGGATCAGGAGGCTCGGATGAGACGCATCCCGAGACTCATCGCGTGGGCGTTCGCCGGATTCGTCTTCGGCTGGTGCCTCACCGTCGCAATCACGAAGGGAAACCAATGAACAGACCGGATGACCAGGACGACGATCGGCCATTCAGCAAGGAGCGGTGCGCCGCGTTCCTTCATGTGATCCTCGACAAGGTGGATCTCGATTGGCAGCGCCGCAGCGGAATGGAACCGGACATGTGGGCGGCCAAGCAGGCGATCCTCGAACGGAAAGCCAGCGAGTGCGTGATGACGCTGACCGTCAGCGAGATGGCCTTGTCCGTCGCCGTGATGGCCGCCGTGGTGCGAAGAGTCACCCAGACCATCGCCGCTTCGGACTCGTCCCTCGATCTGATCGCAGGGTGCGTGGAAACCTGCTCGCGGGTGGTTTCGACCGAGATGGGCACGAATCAGCAACTCATAGACGATCTCTTTCAGGGGGTCGTCATGGAACGGTGCCGCAAGAGCCTGCGAATCGCGAACGAGTTCGTTCAGCAGAAGGAGAAGAACCAATGAAGACCGTCGCAGACCTCATCATGTCCGGAAAGATCACCGCCGACACCAAGGTCGTCGGAGTCCCGACCCTCACCGAGGACGGGCACCTCATCCTCGACTCCGCATCGCTCTTCAAGGCCACGCCGCACGGCGTCGAGCGCGTCGTCGCCATGTCATGCGAGGGCCACGAGGACGACGAGGCGTTCCGCCCGTCCCTCTTCGCCAGGTGCTACGCCGAACGCCGCGCGGCCGAGGCCGTCATGCCGGAGATCGTCGAGAAGGCGGCGGAGGCGAGACGCAGGGTCGAGGCGCTGCGGGCCGTCAGGACCCAGGCTTCCGCCCGCGCGGCGGACGGTCGCGGAACCGAGGAAGGTCCGACATGCGGTAGACCGCAGTGCGGCCGACCATCATCGCCGGCCTGATGTTCGCTCGCTGCGCGTGTCGCCACGCCGTCTGCCGGCTCACGCCAAGCAGCCGGGCCACCTCCGGAAGCGTCACGAACCTGTCCTCGCGGGCCATGCCGTGAGGGTAACCGAGCCCCACAAAAACGCAACTCATGAAACATAACGCAACTTGTGTTGCACAATGCGACGAAAGGCGATACAAGACCGACATGGTCACGCCCATCACACGCCGCCAGATGCAGGCGCTCCGCGCGTTCGCGGAGAACCCCGGCGCCCCGGTCTCCGAGATCGCGCCGAAGCTCGGCATCACCGTCTCCGCCATGTACGGGCTCATGCAGCCGCTCATCGACGCGAAGTACCTGCGCGAGCAGGGCACCGTCGCGATCGGGCCAGCCTGCGGCCAGTGCCCGTGCTGCCGACAGCCGGTCTTCAAGAGCCCGCCGCCGGTCAGGCACGCCGGGAAGCTGACGCCCGAACAGCGACGGCAGATCGCCATGTCGGTCGGCAGCGGCCCGCGCGTCGCGAAGAGGTTCGGCATCAGCCCGACGGTCGTCTACCTGATCCGTCGGCAGTTTGCGGAGCGATCCGAGAAGGCAGTCCCATGACCTTCGTCTGGGGCTTCTACGCAATCGTCTGCGCGGACGGATGGCACGCGGTGCAGTTCCGATTCGGGTTTGACCGCGACGGGCACCGCAGCCTCGGGCCGTGCCTGGGGAGCGAGGAGGGCCACGCCGATGTGTGGTCGAGCGCGGCAGAGTGCGTGCGACAGACGCGAGCGATGTTGAGGCAGTGGGGCGAAGCGAGACGGGCCTGCAGGCACCACATCCCGCTGATCCACGGGCCCGCATGGCACGAGAACAAGTAGCGGCCAATCCGCAAGGAGCAAGCATGACCAAGCACCAGACCAACCTGACCGCCCTGCTCGCC